CAAAAGTTCGCGTCCACCAACGGTGGCCGGATCAACACACAGGAACGACCCATCCTTCCTGTAACCAGACAGCTTTCGGACAAGCCGCTGAACACGAAAACAGTTGCACAGGCGACGAAGGCGGTCGAAAGCAACACAAAGGAAAACATGACAACAACCACACAGAAGACAGCCGACGGCACTAAGCCGCTTGACTCTCAGGCGCAGCCGGAGAAGCGCGTCGATGTCATCGGCGTAGGTGGCGTTGATCCAGTGGAGAACGCGAAGAGCGTTGACGTTACAGGCGTGGGCGCAGTCTCTGGTGATCCACTCAGCGGCATCGAGCACGAGAACGTCGAGAAGGACACTGGCGACTTCACTGCTCCCCACACTGACACGTGGAGCAATGGCGAGGGCGACAGCCTTGGCCAGCACGATCCTGTCACCAACGACAAGGGTGACTTCTTCACGGTCTCGTCGGAGCACTCCGCGGCTGACGCTGAGGACAACGCTGGCGAGGACGCAGGAAGCACGGGCGGCGCAAAGGCCGGTGGCCCGACCTGGGACACCTCCGACGCGGGCTTCCCAGATCATCAGCCTGCGCGCGTTGACGTTGCCGCTCCTCTCAAGGAGGAGGTCGGCGAGGGCACCAAGACGTTCCCGAAGGACGACATGCACGTTGGCGATCCCGTCACGAGCGAGTCGGCCAACGAGATTGGTGGCCCTATCGGTACCGCCATCGCGAAGGCGAAGGCTCTTCAGATGAAGGCTTTCAAGGTCGCAGAGACCGAGATCGAGCTTGGCATCACCGACGCGGACAAGAAGTTCGAGCGCGTCGCTGAGCTAGAAGATCACAGCGAGGATGCACTCGACGCACTGAGCGCAACTCTCGCTCGTGTCAAGACCGCTGGTCTTGCAAAGAAGACTGCTTCGACGCCGAAGACGGCAAGCGTAGGTCGCATGCCGAGCTTCTCGAAGACCGCAGCCTTCGACATCGAGGCGCACAGCGTCTCTGATTCCACCGTCGAGGACGTAATCGGCTGGTAGCAACACTACTTTCTTCCGCGCTTCCAACACGGAAGAAGTGACAGCCGAAAAACCTCGGCCTCAACCTGAACAAGGGAACACTGAAACCACATGCTTCGTCTAACGAACCTAGCGAACAAGTACCAGCGGCGCACTCTGCGCGTTCTCTACGGGAACACGCAAGCGTACCCGTACGACGCTCAGCTTGATTCGGCATTCGACCGCACGCAGGGAGCACTTGCGGGCGCGAACGCGATCACTGGCGCAAAGGCAGCAATCCTGCCGGGCCTTGTCGCAACCAAGAAGAACGCTGAGACGGTCACCGTTGCAGGCGCATGGGCATCGTCCCGCCGCGACTTCGGTCTGTTCGCTAACTACGTTGGCGGCGACCTCAGCGACATCCCCACTGACTTCGACCGCGTTGGTGTCTGGCGCGGTGTCGGCTCGGTCTACGAGATCCTGGCACCTGCGTTCGATGACACCTCGCTGGCAACCGACGCCACCAACGAGGCTGGCTCGGCAGCAACTGAGGTCTACCTGAACGCTTCCGCGAAGGGTCAGCTTGTCGCTGGCACTCCGGGCGCGAACGTCATCAACAACACGGCACGCCTCGTCACTCGCCTCTCGGCGAACGCGGTGGTCGTGGAGCTTCTGGTCTAAGCCAGGCGCGACGACAGAAAGAAACTGAAACTCGAAATGTTCGCACGCACAGCAAAGCACTCCGAGGATTACGTCGAGAAGCTCGGCTCGCTCAAGAAGCTCACCAAGGCTGAAAAGCAGCAGCGCCTAGCGACGATCCTCGCTGACAAGGCCAGCGGTATGCACCGCCTCGGCCAGGGCATGATCGGCCCGATCCAGATCCGCCTTCGCTACGAGGGCATGGTTCGGAACGTCCTCCTTGAGGACACTCTGGAGCGCGGCCCGCTCATGCCTTACGACATCCTGGACGACCTCGGTCAGGCGTACATCCTGAACGCCACCGACGCAGAGGTCAAGGTTCAGGTCTTCGAAGGCAAGCAGGCCTTCCCGTCGCTCTTCCGCATCGCTTCGTTCCCGCGCATCCGCAAGGAAGACCTGTACTACCTCCGCGTCAACGCGGTCGAGTACGCGCAGGACGAGTCGCGGCAGGCGATCCAGAAGCAGGAGGACTACAAGCTCATCCTGCTCCTGGAGACGGCGATCACGGATTACGGCACCGCGGGTCAGACCCCGGTTGGCGGCATCCAGACGGGAATCTCGGCTGGCCCTTCGGGTCACACCAGCGAGAAGACCGTCCTGATCGGAGCCAACAACCCGCAGGAACCGGCTGACTTCTACTCGGCGGTCTCGATGATCGAGATCGAGCAGCTTGAGGCGAACCGCGTCCTCACGCACCCGCAGGATCTCCGCGACCTCTACACCTGGGACATCAACGTCACGGGTTGGACGTTCAAGGATAAGGTCTTCGCGGGCGAGAAGATCACCCAGTTCGGTGAGTTCCAGGTTCAGAAGTCGGTCATCGTGCCGCAGGGTGAGATCTTCCTCACCGCTGAGCCGGAGTTCGTCGGCGTCTTCCCGGTCATGTACAGCCTCGATGTTGAGGAGAACCACCTTGTGGAGCAGTTCTACAAGGGCTGGGTCATGGACGAGCTTGTCGGTATGCTCATCCTCAACGCGCGCGGTCTCGCACGCATCCTCAAGTCGGACTCGTACGCCGCATCGGGTGTCGTTACCAACATCGCGAACCGGGGCCTCTACGCCTAACCCCTCTTCGCCTCATCTACAGGCTACGACTGAAGG